GCATTACACCTATGCCAAACTTAATACTATCTTTACCTTTTACTACTGGCTTAATATTAAATCCACTTCTATATATTTCTTCTATTAGTCGAGGTTCTGCACTATCACCCCATATCTCTTCACTTTTCTGTATATCTAACTTTTGTAATCTTTCTACTATATCTTTTGTCACCATTCCTTTTTCATATATCAACTCTTCCAAAAAGATTGTATCTGAGTTCTTATATACTGCAACAAGTGCAGTAGGGTCAGAACTAAACCCGAAATCAATACCAAACCCAACAAAATCGGCATCAATAGTATCCACAATATCAAAATTAAATATCGCTCTTTCATTCGGAGCAAACTCACCTTTACCATATATCTTCCAATATTTTTCATTTGTATTCTTTAAGTTCTCAATTGCCTCTACCATTTCTTTAGGTAAATAAGGATTGTCTTTATATGTTGTTACAAACCTTTCAACATCTGGCATTGTTCTAAGCCAATGGTAAGGACTAATGGTTGGGTTATATGCAAGTATGATTTTACCTGAAGTTCTAATAGATAACTGAAAATAAGATTCTTCATCAATCTCACTTGCCTCATCAATAAAGAGTATAGTAGATTTAATACCACGTAACTTATCAGCATCATCAGTAGAGATGAATTGAATAGTAGAATCGTACAAATTATAGAGCCTATCAGTAACATTAAATCTTTCATCTTCCCATATGTTTAATCCTTGTAAGATATCCTTAAAATCCTTTATAACAGTTCTTTTCAGAGACGGAATTGTTTTTCTTACTATTGTTATTGTTTCTTTATTTTCTATGGCCTGTACTATAAGGAATTGCAATATGGCATATGTCTTACCACTTCTCGTACCACCTATGTGTTGACTAACTCTACTTTCTGTATCTAATAGGTTTTCAAATGTGATTGTAGTATTAATCTCTAAGTTCACTGCCTGTTCTGTTTATGTTTACTGAGATTTGTTGTATTCTTTGTTCAATCTCTGCTTTCATTTCTGTTCTACTCAACTTAGGTAAAGTATATTCCATTAACTTCAATGCTAAGTCCATTGCCTTTTCAGGGTCTCTTTTCTTTATCTCCTCTAAATCCTTTTGTATTGTGTCCAATGTATTGTTAACTGCACGAGCAATTGTAAGTTTCATTTGCTCTGTACTTCTATTCAATGCACCTTTTGGTCTGCCATTTGCATTTATCCTTGTATCTCCTTTAACGAATGCCATAGTATTTAATTGTATTTTACTATTGTAATAACACTACTTAATTTAATTTGTAGTATATACCTCCCAAACGATACAAAGTGTCAGGGTAAGGAGATATGCAATAATGAGAGTGTATATTGGGTCTTTACCAAAACTTTCTTTTTTCCATTTCATATTCTATTCTTTGTTTTGCAATTTCATAATATTCTTTTTCTCTTTCTATTCCAACAAACCACATACCTTCTAACATTGCTGCTTTGCCAGTTGAACCACTTCCCATAAACGGGTCAAGGACTATACCATCTTTCGGTGTCACTAAACGAATTAAGTATTTCATTAAGTCAGTTGGTTTAACTGTTGGATGGTTATTCTTTCTTTTGAATACTTGATTATCAGTTATAGGATTATCACAACTACATATTGTTTCAGGACTACCAATAAACTTTTTACCACAACTTGCACATCTTGCATTGAAATCTCTTGCACCACCTTTTGTTGCCCTTAATGCTTTTGCATCAGTTTGTATTCCACTATCTCTATCCTTTGCATTTGCTTTAGGACAATAAAAGAATCTACTTGCACCTCCTTCATCATTATATCCTTTATGTAATCCATCTCTTTCTGTATTAGATTGATTTAATGCATTACCTCCATATGGATTAAATGAATTATGTTTCTGGTCTGACCATCCTTTTCTATTTCCACTTTGTTCGTCTAATATTTGTCCGGCATGTTCATCCAATATTACATTTGCAGGCCATCTACCCAATGTAGTTTCTTCTCTATGGTGTTGAATAGTTGCATGTAATCCAAATAATGTATTATCTTCTTTCTTATCTGTTGAATGTATTGGTGTAGTTCTTACTTCATTACCTATTCTTGTCCCATCTATATTCAATCCACCTACTCCGTATTCTTTATGATTATCTTTACAACTACCCTTAAATGGTTTTCTTGCCATTACAATCGGTTCATGTGCAGGTTTTAATGCAGTTCCAAATCCATCTCCTAATTGGTGTGATTTAGGAAACCCACTACCATATATCCACATAATCTGGTCTCTAATGTCAAAACCTGCATCTTCAATCCTTACTGCCATTCTATGATATGTCCTACTACCTGCAAATGCAAGTAAATGTCCTCCTGGTTTTAATACTCTTAAACACTCTTGCCATATTTCTACACTTGGTACATCATAATCCCATTTCTTTCCCATAAAGGATAAACCATATGGTGGGTCTGTTACTATTGAGTCTATACTATTATTTTCTAATTCTTTGAGTTTGTCTAAGCAATCTCCATTTAATAATCTTAATTCTTTCATATAACTTATTGTTGTTCTATTAATTGGTATCCATAAAATCCAACCATTTGTCCTTTATCATTTATTATCATTAATACACCTTCATACTCATCACCATCAACTACTATCTCTTTATCTTTAATCCATGTCCAATCAAAGTTAAAATGTGCATATCCATAATCTATTCTACTCTTCATAATGTCCACGTGTATCAGGAAAGTCATTAGTAATTTGTTCTTTACTCTTTATAGTTCTTCCTGTAATTGTTTCACCATCCCTTCTATCCCATATCCATTTCCAAATACCATTATCATGTATCTCTTTCAATTGTTTATCATAGTGTGCAATGACTATTGACTTATCACCTGTCTTTTCAAATTCTCTCCATGCTTTACTCATTGCGGTTCTTATTCTACAAAATCTATTAGCTGCTTCAGTTCCTTTATTGTCAAATGGATATTGTGCTTTCTTTTCATATTTAGCTCTCTTTACAGTTTCAATTATCTTTTGATTTGCATTCACACATGCATTACATCTATATCTTGGTTTAATTGTATAGAAAGATTCACCACACAATTTACATACTCTTGTCTCACCATTCTTATAGTCAAACTTTCTACTCCAAATACCTGGCATAACTTATTTAATTAAATGGATTATCTATAACTTCTTTTAATATTCTTCTAACCTTGCGCACTGCAAGGAATGTTGTACTTTTACTTATTCCTATCTTTTTTGCAACTTCGTCTAAAGTATCATCTGACATATAATACATTTCCCATATCATTGCAGATGCAAATGTCTTTGTATTCTTTAAGTCTTTTATTGCATCTAATACTTCATCATGTGCCTTCTGTAATCTTTCATCATATTCAATATCATAAGGTATGTCCATTTCAACATCCCATACTTCATCTACATACATTGTTCTATTTAACTTTTTAGTTTTGTTTATAAACCTACTATGTAAAAACTTTGAACAATAATATAGATTGTATGAATGTTCACCCCAAAACAATTTAGGATTGCATTTTTCGTGTAAATAAATGTAAAGTTCTTGAACTAAATCTTCTGATTCAATTTTGTTCTTAGTTATCTTATTTGCAGATTGTAATAACCATCTATAAGATTCATTATGAAGATTGATTAATCTTTTTTCACACTCACAATGTTGTACACTACCAGAGTCTATCATTATTGTTTTTCTTTTACCCATTTATAAATGTGGTCAACTGCTCTTTTCCAATGTCCTGCAGATGATGAACAGGTACAAGGTTGTGTTTCGTTTGTATCTCTTAACTTATTGAATGTTGCCCAAACCCAAGATGCTTTATTGTCAGGCAAATATGCACCTAAGTTTAAAATGAATTCAGACATTTCATTGAATTCTTCTTCAGTAAGAGGATGATATTTATTCTCCATCTTTATTTAAAGTTTTTAACTTAGGTAATTCTAATTCACTACTCTTAGGTGCAGGCATTGGTTGTCCTGGATATACTGGATGGTCTAAGTTTAAGAATGGTTTGATTTGGTCAATATAAGGATGAGTTCCTACAAAGGTGAATCCCATACAACTTAATATTAATACTAAATCATTTACCGATGTTAATTTACTGAAATCGATTAGATATGCAGCATTTTGGTCAAATGGTTTTTCTGTTCCTTGTAATGTAATCTTTGTTTCTTGCATTTTGTTTTTTTTATTGTTTATAATTTAATCATTCCACAATTTCCATTGTAGTCTTTATTTGTTAATCTATTTAACCATTGTTTTCTCTCACAACACCCACACGATTGATATCCCATTTGTTTTGCAATAAACACTGCAATTCTTTCACCAAATCCAAAAGTGATAACATATATCAATGCTTCGGTGTAGTCTCCTAATTTAATTCTTTTCATATTATCCTTTTTGATTTAAACTTATGTTTTGAAATTTGTTTAGAGTAATGTATGCAGACTCTAATTCTTTTAATTGTTCTCTGGTTAACCCAGGACATTCTTTGATTACTTTAAATTCATGGTTCTCAATACCATACTTGTCAAAACTATCATGTAGTAATCCTAATCTTTGTCTTTTACCTACTAATGCTCTTTTATAATGTGACCTATGTTCTAATAATCTAACTGAGAAGGTCATCATAGTCATTCCGATATATTGTAATCCATCAGGGTTTTTAATTGAGTATATGATACCTGTTTTATCTGCTCGTCTATACTTTTTCATATATCCAATAAAAGTATCCCAATTCTTATCTTGCCACTTCTGATGATGTTGAGGATTGATTTCAGTACGGAATTTTAGATTTGTTTCTTTGTTGCATTGTTTACATTGGTATTGTAAACCATCTTTATGTGATTTGCATTTAGAAAATTCTTTTGTGTCTTTTACTTTGTGACACCTGTTACATTGTTTCATCTTTTGTCATTTTGATTTATGTTATAAGTAATATACGAATAATTCCTGATATTACCAACTATATATATCATTTTCAAAAGTGAAACGCAAAAAAAGACCAGAGGAATGACAAAAAACCCCTGGTCTGTAATATGTTGGATAGGACTTCATAATGTAGTGCTGAATAGCGAATGAAGTATTGTTTAACC